AGCCCGAACCCATGCTACACCAGACGACGATCTGGTGCGCATCAACGCAATACCGTCTCTCTTTGACGAGGCCGACGAGGTGCACATCTCGGTCGCCTTTACATGGCACCTCAAATGGGCGGAATGGGCAGCGAAACAATGGGCTTGCGTTGCGCCGGTGAAAGTCGGCGGCCCAGCCCTCAACGAGCCGGGCGGGGACTTTATACCGGGCATGTACCTAAAGAAAGGCTACGTTATCACCTCGCGCGGCTGCCCAAACCGTTGCTGGTTCTGCGCTGTTCCCAAACGTGAGGGCGGCCAGCTTCGGGAACTACCTGTTACGGACGGCTGGATTGTCTCGGATGATAATTTACTGGCCTGCTCTCCCCGACACATTGACGAGGTATTCTCCATGTTGGCCAGACAACCACATCGGCCTATATTCACGGGCGGATTAGAAGCCGCCCTTATGACCTCTCAAATGGCCGCGCAGCTATACCAACTACACCCCCAAAGGCTATTTTTCGCCTACGACACACCGAACGATCTGGAACCGTTGCAAGAAGCAGGTAAGATGCTGACCGATGCAGGATTTTCGAAATCCAATCACGCGCTGCGCTGCTACATACTGATCGGCTACAAAGGTGACACAATGGAGAAAGCCCATAAACGGATGGGCGAAGCATGGCGGGCAGGGTTTATGCCCTTTGCCATGCTATATAGAGATAATAGCGGTCAGTTCGACCCTGCGTGGAAATGGTTTCAAGGGCAATGGGCCAATCCAAGAATAACCTATTGCAACTGTAAACGAGATTTCGGAGATTAACGCACCCCGTGAAAACGAAAAAATATGAGCGGTAACAAAGATAAACTGATCGCATTTAATTATTTCGGAGGAAAATTCGTCTGGTTAGAATACCTCTACGACAATTTTCCGCCCCACTTTACGCACCTGATCGACCTTTTCGCCGGCTCCCTTTGTGTATCGCTGAACTATCGGGGCCGGGTTATACGGACAGCCAATGAGATCAACGGGGAAATAACCAACTTTTTCGAGATACTGCGCGACCATGAAGAAGAACTTATCCGACGATTATCACTCACGCCCCACTCGGAACTGGAATATTTGAATAGCTGGGGCAATACAAATTCGGGTAAGATCGAGCAGGCGCGACGCTTCTATGTCCGGGCCCGGCAATCGTTCTACGGATTAGGGGCCCAAGCACAATCGAAAGGCTGGCATATGACCAAGCAGCACGTAAACGCTCAAGGCGGAGAAACGATTAGCCGGTGGAATAACGGAATTGGAAAGTTGCATACAGTAGCCGCCGAGATCCGCAAAAATTTCCAGATCACCAATACCAGCTACGACGACTGTATCGACCGGCTCGACTTTCCGGGCGCGTTCTTCTATTGCGACCCGCCCTATCCGTTGGCATCCCGAAACTCCCAGAACGACTACCATTTCGATTTCACGGACGACGATCACCGGGCGCTGGCGGCGCGGCTCCACTCGATTAAAGGTTACGCAATGGTGAGCAGTTATGATTGCCCGCTGATGCAGGAGTTATACGGCGATTGGTACATGGTGCGGTTCCCCAGAAAACGAAACAACCTACGTTCTACCGTTGTAAACGGCAGCGGGACGCTCGTACAGGAGTGCGTTTGGTGTAATTATACGCCCCCTGTCGTAACACAAAAATTATTCTAACCACAAAAAAATCAAAGCTATGAATGAAACACTTGTTTTTCTGGTTTCGGGCGTGATCGCCGCCCTTATTTCGGCTATGGTCTGTCTGCTGTTCCGCCTCTGGGACAGTCAGCGGGCCAAATGCAATGCCGTACAACGTCCTACTGCCGACACCCTCGCCCGGGGCGGTTCCCGTGGAAAATGAAAACATGGGTTAGCTTCCGGATCGAACGGACAAAAATCGGGATAATCAACTACAACAAAAAGACAACGGCTGGCAAAACGCCAGCCGTTGTCTTACATTAATCTATTGCATGTTCGAGAGCGTATTCGTAATCCTCTTTTGTGAACACAAAGACTGCCAATGATAAGCCATCGGAAACCTCAGAACATTGATATCCATATTCAATAAAAATGCTTCTATTATCCGGTAGTTGATTTGCATAGATTCGGATAATATCATCAAATTCTAATATACAAAGTTCCTTTGCCTGAAACGGGAAAAATCCGGGTCTGTGTTTTGAATTTCCCCATGAAAAGCTTTCTTCATTCTCCAATATCAGCGGATTCGGAAAATTACCATATTCATCTATTAACTGGATTGTTAATTTATGTCCGCTTTGATTTTTAAACTCATACTCAAATACAGGTGGTTCGTTTCGGCTGCTATTGTCAGAACAGCCCAAACAGAATATTACTAAAAAATAAAATAGACATAATTTACTCACTGGCATATAGACGGCTTTTAATGTTTCAAAGTTATAAATAAAATTCAAATAAATCGTCCAATGATTTATCTGTTATTCCATATTGTCCTTTGTATTCTTTCAATGCTTCTTTGAGTTGGGGGATGGTCTTAGATTTATATAATACCTGCTGCAACTTATCAATATCGTTCAAGTAAATATTATCATTGACATATATCATTGCATCGGTATTTGGTCTATACTTTTGATAATACACCCTTTGATTTGAGCCGTCATAAATATCAATAAAAATTGGTGTATATTCTCTGCCATAATCCGTATTTATACTGTATTTCGACCAACTTTGGAAATTATACTCATCAGGCACTTCAAAAAGCATGTGATACATTGGCGGCTGGAAAAATGTTTCGTATTTATGCACTTCATGGGCATATCCACGTAAGGTATATTCATTTTCCGTTACTGCCCACCCGATCAAATTAGACCAACTTTCTCGTATCGTATCTACATAGCCTTTATAAGCATTTCTTCCATTGACACGATAGAAAAAAGCACAATGGCCCAATTCATGAAATGCAGTTTCAAGAATACCGTATGTGGGACGCCAACCACCTGCATCTTCTCCATAGATAACTATATCCGGTTGAATACCTCTCAATGCTTGGGTTTTAAAATGTCCTCTTTCATCTCCTTTTTTATGTCGATAACAGATTTTAATTTTCCGTAAAGTCAAAATCTTATCGAATAGATAGGGCCCAAAGAAATGATGATAAAGTGCCCTTGTTAGCGTTGCATAACGCAAAGATTTACCCCCTCCGATATTTAAATTCCAATATCCACGCTGTTTGGGCCCATTGTAAAATGCTTGCACAATGCTTCCATCTCTAATATCCCAATAATTACTTTCCCAACAAATAGAATAATTAGCAGGCCGTTCAAAACCATCGCCGCGACACAGATAATGTCCATTTCTATCCGTATATCCTACACGAGTGGTAAACCAACGACGGGCTCGAACTTTTACACCACCAATAGGAACATAATCCTGCGCTATATCATCCCACGCTTTAATATATCCTTGTGGATAATATCTACTTGCACGAGTTTCTGGTTCCGTATCAATATTTCCAGTTAATTCAAGTGATTTATCTACAAGAGCCTCAATAAAATTAGAAGAAACCATACCGGGACGTGTAATAGGTTCGTCATCAAGATTTTCGTCTGGGATATACAATTCTTCAAGTATAGAATATGGAACATTAGACGGCAGTGTTTTTCCATATGGCCACGAGGCATATAACGATTCGACTTGGGTATCTTCAAGGGCCCCCGCAGTGTCAAATACGCCCGTGCCTATCAGTTCATAATCAAGAGGATAACTATAAAATTCAATAGTCGTATCTGCTTTTAAAATATCAAGTTGTTCCTTTGATTCTGGCGAAAATTCAATGTATAAATGAGTGGGATGAATAGATGATTCTGGCACCTCAATTTCTATATTACCTGTTGCTTTAAGAGCCCTTACAGCAGCTTTCATATTCCTTACAGAATAAGGATTTTCCAGTTTATTCCCAAGTTTTACAGTAGGCTCAACAGATTCATTGGCTAACATCGCAGAGCGTGTCATAATTTCCTGTTTATTGGCGGCTTTATCCTGATTAGGAAGCACATTATCAGTCAAATCCTCTGAACATGCATAAAAACCAATAATCATTAGGAGAAATAATAATTTTTTCATGATGGGATAGTGTTATTATTTTTTAAGGGCAACCAACAGTTTATCACAACCTCCTTTCCTAAAAACTGTTTTTATATGCTATATACAATATAAATATTATTATTTTAACCAAACATATATAACAAGACTTTAATAGCATCTTACATATATGTAGTAGTAATAAGACGAAATAGAACATAATATAACATAATGTAACACTCTACCGGAGCCGTCCCACAAAACGCGGGTAGAACTCGACATCGACACTGGTGGTCGAAATCCGACAATTAGCTGTCAGATGCAGTCGCAGCCGGAAAAACTTGTATGATAGAGGTGTCCTGCGCAACCTCGCATCCATGCCCTGAACGTTACACCATGCGTCACGGAGAACGCTCCATGTGTTACAGTCGTTCGACCCCTCGACGATAATATGGGCGAAGCAATCCTGCGACATAATGCGTGCTACGACGGTTTCAAGACGTTTAAACTCCGTTGTACCGAGTTTCAGAGGTCGTGTTACGGCCCA